TTGCTAGAGAAAGCGCCGGGGACATTTTCCCAGACGATGTATCTCGGATATTTTCCATTTGTTGCTTTCCTCATTTCTTTGATAATGCGGACGGCCTGATAAAAAAGTCCCGACCTTTGACCGTCGAGACCGCTTCGCTTTCCTGCAACAGACATATCCTGGCACGGAGAGCCGAAAGTGATAATGTCCACAGGCTTAATTTCCGCACCATTTATTTTTGTTACATCGCCGTAATGCTTGATACTCGGCATTCTTTTTGTCGTAACTCTTATAGGGAACGGCTCGATTTCCGATGCCCAAAGCGGTGTGATGCCTACCATCGTACCACCAAGCGGGAAACCACCGCTGCCGTCAAATAAGCTACCAAGGGTAAGTTTACTCATCTGCGCTCACCTCGCTGAATTTATACGTTAAGCCGTCCCTCTGTACCGATACATTCGCATCCGTACCCACCTGCTCGATATATCTTTTTACGATAACGTCGCAGAATTTTTCGTCAAGCTCTACTGTATAGCAAGTTCTGTCGGTCTGCTCACAAGCAATCAAGGTAGAACCGCTACCGCCGAAAGCATCGAGAATGAGCGTGTTGCTCATAGACGAATTGAGTATTGGATAGGCAATCAAGGCTATCGGCTTCATCGTAGGATGGTCGGCATTCTTTTTCGGCTTGTCGAATTCCCAAATGGTCGATTCCTTTCTGCCCGTGTACCAGAGGTGCTTTCCTTTCTTTTTCCAACCGAAAAGTATCGGCTCATGCTGCCACTGATAGGGACTTCTGCCAAGCACAAGGCTTTGCTTTTTCCAAATGCAAGTGCCTGAAAGATAGAACCCCGCATCGGCAAACGCACGGCGGAAATTAAGCCCCTCGGTGTCTGCGTGGAAAACATAGATGCTGGCATCGTCTGCCATTACGCTTTCCATATTGGTGAAGGCTGCAAGAAGGAAGTCATAAAAGGCATCGTTTGCCATATTATCGTTCTTAATTTTACCTGCGCTGCCTTCGTAGTTCACGTTATAGGGCGGGTCGGTTACCACAAGGTTTGCCTTCTTTCCGCACATAAGCAAATCAAAGGTTTCAGCCTTGGTGCTGTCCCCACAAACAAGGCGGTGTCTGCCAAGTGTCCACACATCACCGCTTTTGGTTATAGTCGGTTTTTTTAGTTCCGCCTCGACGTCAAAATCATCGTCTTTTAGTCCGTCTTTTACGCTATCCTTAAAGAGGTCATCGATTTCCGCAGGCTCAAAGCCTGTAAGGGATACATCGAAATCCGTGCCTTGAAGGTCGGTAATGAGCAGGGCAAGTTTGTCTTTGTCCCACTCGCCGCTGATTTTATTAAGTGCGATATTGAGTGCCTTTTCCTTTTCTTCGGAAAGCTCCACTACCACGCACTCGACCTCGGTAATGCCCATATCCATAAGCACCTTGAGCCTTTGGTGTCCGCCAACGACTCTGCCCGTGGTCTTGTTCCAAATGACGGGTTCAACGTAGCCAAACTCGGTAATCGAGCGTTTGAGCTTTTCGTATTCCGCATCCCCCGGTTTCAAATCCTTACGGGGATTGTATTCCGCAGGGAGCAAGTCCTTTGTATTCTTTTTTTCGATTACCATTTGCACTCCCTCCTGTAATGACAACCCTCTGCGATTTTTTCGTAGTCCTTATCGTAAAGACCGAGTGCTTTGATAATACCGCCGGAGGTGAGTGCATAATTTTTCTTGACCTCTTCTGCAAGGTCGAGCTTTTTATCGTTGTTTACGCAAACGGACACGGGTTCTGCCACTCCGATTGCATACCCGAGTTGCACCTCGCACCACGAAAGTCCGTGCTTTTCAAGCAGGTCGCAAGCAATATGTCTTGCCATATACGAAGCACTGCGGTCAACCTTGGTGGGGTCTTTTCCGCTGAATGCACCGCCGCCCACAGCACAGTATCCGCCGTATTGGTCGCACACGATTTTTCTGCCCGTAAGACCGCAATCTGCCGTAGCACCGCCTATCGTCCACACGCCAGACGGATTGATGATAAGCTCGGGAAGAGCGTGGTCACCGAAAATGTCCATAAGAATAACTACCACCGAGCGTTTTACGTCCTCAAGCGTTGCAGTTTCCTTATGGCAAGCGGAAACGAGAATGCTATACACCGAATCAAGGTCAGCGTGAGCATCAAGGTCAACAGTAACCTGCGTTTTTGCATCCCCTTTGAAAGGGGTGTCGGGGTTGGTTTCCACGTCGGTTTCGATGGCGTGGATGATTTTATTCGCAAGGTCAAACCCGAAAGGAAGTCTGCTCTCGGTATCCGCCGTTGCGTAGCCGAACATCATACCTTGGTCACCTGCGCCGAAATCCTCCGAGGAAAGCACGGCACTGTTGATTTGCTGACTCTGCTTGCCGATCAGGTTGATAACCTTGTCAACGGAATAGCCGAGCTTTTGCGCCACGCTATGTACGATTTTCTCATAATCGATGGTAGCGCCCGTAGTGATTTCACCGCCAAGCACCACAGTGTTATCCTTGACCATCGTTTCAATGCCGCAGTGGCTGTTTTTATCCTGCTTTAAGCACTCGGTAAGGATGGCGTCAGAAATTTGGTCTGCGTACTTATCGGGGTGATATTTACTGATTTGTTCTGTTGAAAATAATCTCATAAAAACTCCTTTTTTATCTGCGCCTTGAGGCGAGTAATCTTTCCATCATATCATCGTGAGGACTATCCCCACCGAAATCTACCGAGCAATTTTCCTTTACGATTTGGTAAATTTGATACCATATCTGATTGGATTGTTTCATATACTGCTGGCTCATAGAAACATACGGGGATGCGATTGCATTGCCTGTCGTAGGGTGCTTTGCAAGAAAGCCAAATTCCGAGATAGCCTCCTCACACTGCATCCAACGGGAAACGCTCATTGCGTATTGCTCAATAAGCTGACCGCTAACGAGCCGTTCACACCCACGGGCTTTGAGCCAACGATAGATTTCTTTATATATTTCTTCGGCGCAGAGTTCTTTGCCGTTTTTCTGTTGCGCTTTTAGAAAGTCCTTGACGGGTGGCATATCTTCGCCCACCAAATCGTCATCGGCAGGGATGTATTTAGCACCACCCGCCTTGCCTTCCGTAACTTTTTCTGAAAGAGCCTTCGGTTTACGCCCCGAACCAACTCTTGCGCCACCTCTGTTTGTGCCGTCTTTTGCCACTGATTTCACCTCCGTTTGATTTCGGGGGTTAATACCCCGTTTGATTTTCGATTTTTGCGCGTGAGATTGGCGCCCCGCTCACAAGGGGTAAAACCACAGGGATTTTGACCCCCCTCCCTCGATGGGTGCCGCACTCGTCCCGACCTCGACCTCTCGCTACCTTGGCGGAGGGCATCGGGAAGAGCCTTGCTCACGCTACAGAGGTGGTCAGTCCTTTGCGCCACGATGTCTTCCAAAGCGAGAGCCTTCCTCCACGCTCTTACGACTATGACAACTAAAGCACAAACTCTGTAGGTTGCTCGGCTCAAATTTATCTCCGCCTTGCTTGATGGGAATGATGTGGTCAACCATCGTTGCCTTGACCGCTTTGCCGTTCTTCAAGCACTCCTCGCAAAAGGGATGCACGGAGAGTTGACGTTTCCTTGCCAACCGCCACGCCATAGAATTATAAAAATTCTTGCTGAAATCGTCCCGTGCGTATTGGTTGTACAGTTTGTCGGTCAGTTTTTTATGAGCCTCACAGTAGTAGCCGTCTACAAGCTCGGGACATCCGGGGTACGCACACGGCTTTTTAGGTTTTCTTGGCATACCTTCCTCCTTGGGTATAAGAAAAGCCACCCACGGCGTTTTGCGTGAATGGCTTTCGGATATTCTTTTGCAATTATAGTATATCATAAATGCAAGGTGTTCATCTCTGTTCAAACCTGTTCAAAACTGCCATTTTTACGCAGGAACAACAATTTTTTTAAGACCTCTGCTACAAAAACGCCTAACCGAACTGACCGAGAGATTAAGCTCCAAGGCAATGTCCTCCCACGTCATATTTTGCACATAGCGGTAAAGCAGAACGAACCTCTCGTCCACGTCGGGGACTTGTTCGATAACCGCTTGGATTTCTTCCTTTAAGGCGTTAAGCCGTGCAAGCTCCGCATTGATTTCCGCCTCTTTGTCCCATATCTTCTCAAGGGCTCTTACAAAAGGCGCATCCGTACTTTTCGTACCACTCACACGCTCCCCCCAGTTAGGGGAAGAAATACTGCAAGAAAGCTCCCGCAAGGTTTCAAGACACGCAAGGTCATATTTGATTTTTCTGTTCAGGAAATACACCTGATTTAAGTAGTCGTGTGCCGTCATTTACGCTCCCTCCTGTAATTTTCTTATAAGCATCTCGCCGTCCACCGCCGTAAGGGTACGATACCATTCCGAACGGAAGAACCCCTCAACCTCTGCCTTGACCGCTTTGGCGGGTTCGTAACGCGGATGACGTTTCAGCGTTTTTATTGCTTTTCTATAATCTTTTACGGCTTGCAAAATAATAGCGTTTGCCAAGCCTTCATACGCATCCATCATTTGCACCTCCAAAGTTCTGCCTTGACCGCGTCAATCAAGGAGTTCTGTGTTTTTTCTTTCTTTTCAAGGGCAGATAAAACCTTCTCGTCAATCGTCCCTTTGGTTACGATATGGTGGATAACCACTGTGTTCGTCTGACCTTGGCGGTAAAGGCGGGCATTGGTCTGCTGATACAGTTCCAAGCTCCAAGTAAGACCGAACCATATAAGCGTTGAACCTCCCGTTTGAAGATTAAGTCCGTGTCCTGCAGAGGCGGGATGGATAACGCCAACGGCAACCTCACCACGATTCCACGCTCTTATATCCTCGTCCGTTTTAATTTCACGCACATACGGGAACTTTGCTTTTATACGCGCAAGGTCGTGCTTGAACCAATACGCCACAAGAACGGGTTTGCCGTTTGCGCTTTCGATTAAATCCTCCAACGCACCGAGTTTTTCATCGTGGATACGGCAGACACGCTTTTCATCCGCATAGACCGCACCATTCGCCATCTGCAAGAGCTTGTTCGAGAGGGAGGCAGCGTTTACGGCATCCACCTCGCTGTCCCCAAGGCTGACAACCATATCTGCGCAAAGGTTATCGTAGATTTCTTTTTCCTTATCACCCATCTCCACTGCCACAGTGTTCATCACCAAGGGTGGGAGCTTTAAGTAGTCGCAGGCTTTCATAGAAATCGTGATATCCGAAATTTTATCGTATATCTGCTTTTCCGCATTCGGCAGAGGCTTATAGGAAAAAATAACCTGTGCGTTACGCTTGTCGGGGGTAAAGTACGAAAGGCGGTATCTCGTTATGTACCTTCCAAGCCTCTCTCCAAGGTCAAGCAGACGGAACTCCGCCCACAAGTCCATAAGTCCGTTTGACGAAGGCGTACCCGTAAGACCTACCACCCTCGATACGTAAGGGCGCTTTTTAAGTAATGCCTTGAACCGCTTTGCCTTAAAGGACTTAAAGGAAGAAAGCTCATCAATGACAAGCATATCGTAATCAAAAGACACACCGCTTTTTTCAACAAGCCACTCTATGTTCTCACGATTGATAATCGTAATCGTGGCGTTTTTATATAAAGCCGTCAGCCTTTCCGATTCCGTACCGATTGCTACCGCAAAGGTAAGTTCCGAAAGATGCTCCCATTTACGAATCTCATCGGGCCAAGTGTTTTTACCCACACGCAAGGGCGCTACCACAAGTACACGGCTGACCTCACCTCTGTCGTAAAGGTTCTTGATTGCCGTCAGCGTGATTACGCTTTTACCAAGACCACATTCGAGGAATACCGCTGCGACCTCGTTGTCCTCGATGAACTGTGTCGCATATTTCTGATAATCATAAGGTTTGTATTTCATCTAAAATATCTCCAATCTTTTCTGTGTTATCGAGGCAGTAAACCAAAAAGC